GACGAGTGTGTCGACGTTCATCTGCCCGGATCATTTCACTGCATCGCCTAGCCCATCGCCGATCAGCACGGCCGGCATCACGATATGCAATCTGGAGCTCGGGCAAGGGCCTGGGCTCAATACCTTGGCGCCCGTTGGATCGGTGTGGGGCCTGTGTACCTACACAGGCGAAGTCGATCTAGACCTGGTCGAGAACGCCGATACGTTCGCGTACTACCTGTATAGCGCGTCAGGCTCTCAGACCTGGACGATCCAGAACACGCCGGTCGGTATAGCCAACAGCACGGCGGGCGGGTTCATCTCGTTCACGTCGGTGCCGCCGCCGAGTTTTCCGCCGGTGCCTGAAACGCCGTGGAACAAATCGCAATTCAACGCACTGATGGTGCAATGAGGAAATGACAATGGGACTGCGACATGTAATCAAGAACGCGGACGGCCGCTATTACACGCACTGCGATGCGCCGAGCCAGCGCGACGTGATCGAGAAGGACGGGCACGGCAACAAGAGCGTGCACGCGCGTGATGAGCTGGTCCCGAAGTTCGAGGCGCTCAAGCCGATTCAGGCGAGCATCTATCTGACCGAGCAGGACTGCAAGGACATGATGGCGCACCCATTCCTTGTCGACTCCAACGCTTTCGCCGGCTGTACGGTTGAAGCATTCGACCCGGTGCCGTAACTCTACCCTTCAGGAGAAAACCCCATGTTCATCGGCCCTTGCTACGCCGTCGTCAATAACGGCGTTTCGATTTCGACGGCCATCACTGCCGTGCAATTGCTCACCGGCTCGAATGGGCCCGCAGAGATTCTGCGCGCTTCGGTGTCACAGGGCTCGACTGCCACCTCGGCGCAGTTGGCCGTATCGCTGCTGCGCAAGAGCGCGGCTGCCACCGTGACCACGGGCGTCGCCGGCACGACGCTCGTCTCGCAGAATCCGCTCAATCCGGCCAGCAACGCGACGCTGTCGACCTCGGGCACCGGCATCACCGCTTCGGCCGAAGGTACCAATACCGCGCAGCTGGTGACGGACGGTCTGAACGATCTGAACGGCTACATCTTCCTGCCGGCGCAGGAAGAGCGTCCGATCGTGGCTGCCGCTGCCATCGTGGGTCTCACGTTCATGACGGCTCCGCAGTCCGCGACGCGTTATGCGCGTCTGTCCTTCCGCGAGCTGCGCGGCAGCTAAACGTGCTGCGCGCAGAGGTCTACAAGGAACCCAGGCCGCACGAGATCGATTTGTGCCGGCCTGGGGACCTGGCCGAGATCGTCCGATCGCATTGCAAGCCGGAGACGGCGCTCCTGGTGCAGGTTGTCGGCGAGCCTCATTGGTGCTTCAACTTCTGCCGCGACTGCGGGCAGGAGGTCACCGGCTGGTTCGTGGAGATCACGGTCGCCAAGTCGCTCTATCCGGCCTGGCACGACATGCCTGGCCCATGGTTCATGCCGATCAAGTGGTTGAAGCGCGTCGATCCGCGCGACCCTGTGCACTATGAGCGCGTGACGCATTACCGGCCGCTGATGCCTACGCCGGAACAAGAAAAGTCGTGGAATCCCGGTATGACACCTGAGCCCAATGTTCGGGTGATTGAGCTGTCGTGAGCACGTTCCGGCCGCCGCAAGTCCCGCAGCAGCCGGTTATCTATTACACGCCTGGGCAGCCATCTGGCGTCCCGGCGCCCAGGATTGACTACCAGGGCGCCGCCTATTTTCGGCCGCCGCCCGCACCGCCGCAGCCGCAGTTCTTCGCGCCGGTGCTCCCGCCGCCCGCGCGCGTGCCGCCGCTGGCTGCCCAGGGCGCGGCCTACACGCCAGCTCGTGGGGCCGAGATCGGCGTGATGATCGAGCAGCTCATGATCGAGAACACGTCCGGGAAGCCGCTCGGCGCGCCGATCCCGGTGTACGACTACCAGCGCGCGGCCTATTGGCAGGCGCGACAGGTCACAGCAGAGTTCCTGAGCCAGCAGCTACAAGATGAGTTCACGCCAGGGACGTCCCTTGGCGTGCCCAGGCCGCTGCAGACCGACCAGGTGCAAGCGACTTGGCGCATGCGGATCGAGATCCAGCAGCCGCAGATATTTCAGCCGCGGCTAAATCCGACCGTTTTCGTGCCGCCAGTGCCGTTGCAGATACCACTGCCGGCACTGCGGCAGCAGCTCGAGGCGCAGCAGGAAGCGGCGGTGCCCCTCACAGCAGGACTGTCATTGGGCGTCCCGGTGCCGAAACAGTCAGAACAGGCGGCAGCCTATGTGCGCGCTCGCCTGGAACCGACGCAGACGCCGGCTACGACGATTCAGAGCGGTGCCGTCGTCAACGTGCCGCCGATGGCGCTGCAAGTACCAGCGGAAGCGAGAACGCGTTACGAGTGGTTTGTGCCGCTGCCCTACGGTCCAATCTTGGCGCCGAACCTGTATGTGCCACAGCAGTCGCTGCAGCAGCCCGCACAGGTGCGCACGGATCTGCCCGGTCAGGCGCGCGTTGCTGCAACGGCCGGCCTGCCACTTGGCATCCCGCAGCCGCGGCAAAGCGATCAGGTGGCGGCCTACTGGCGAGCGCGCATCGAGACACAGCAGCCGGTCTACTTTCCGGTCTATGGCGCGGCGATCGCTCTCATATCGAACCCCTGCAAGATGGTGACGCTGCAAGCGCGTGCATTCACCTGCCGCCTCAACGGCCGTCCGTTCACTGTCACCTGGAAGTGCTGATGCAACGCTTTGATGTAAAGCTCCCGGCGGAAGAGAACGTGCTCACGTTCAACATGGCTCCCGGGCTGCTCAACGGCAACCTGCTCAGCGGCACGCCTACCGTGACTGTCACGACATTCTCCGGGAACGATGCGAGCCCGACATTGATCCTGAACGGCAGCGCGCAGCTGGACTCGACGCAGACCATGGTGCTGCTACCGGTCAAGGGTGGACTGGACTTCTGCGACTACCTGATCACGGTCGTGTGCAACACCAATGTTGCGACCGTGGAACTTGGCCTGCAGGGCATCTTGCCGGTGCGCGCGAACCCATAACATCGAGGAACAGCAATGAAGATTTTCGCTGAGATCATCAAGCGGGACGATGCGAAGCGCATGGTCTATGGGTACGCCTCGACCGAAGCTCTCGATTCCCAGGATGAGAAAGTTACCAAGGCTGCCATCGAGGATGCGCTGCCTGACTACATGCGATTCGCCAATGTCCGCGAAATGCATCAGCTCTCGGCCGTCGGCGTCACCAAGACCGCAGAGATCGATGAGAAGGGCCTATACATCAGTGCCAAGATAGTGGACGACGCTGCGTGGGAAAAGGTGAAGGAGGGCGTCTACAAGGGCTTCTCGATCGGCGGCCAGTCGGTGTCGAAGACCGACGGCATCATCACGAAGATGAAGCTGAACGAGATCTCTGTTGTAGATCGGCCGGCGAACCCTGAAGCGGTCATCGATGCCTGGAAGGCAGACGGTGAGACCCCTTTCTACAAGGCGATGGTGGCGGCGATCGAAAAGGACGCGGTCGCGGAACTCGCGGCCCTGGTCAACTCAGGAGACGCCAAGCCGACAGCGCTGCTGGAAATCGCCAAGCGCGAGAAAGAGCGCGAGATCGCCGTCGGTAACGGTGACGCGCTGCCAGACGGCTCCTTCCCGATCAAGAGTGCCGATGATCTCAAGAAGGCCATCAGCGCATTCGCGGGCGCGAAAGACCGGAAGCTTGCGAAGGCGCACATCATCGAGCGCGCGAACAAGCTCGGCGCGACGGATCAGTTGCCCGGTGACTGGCAGAAGGCCGACGTCAACAAAGGCCTATCGACAGTCTCCTGGTTCGCGCAGCTGCTGGACTCGATCGCCTGCCTGCAGTCCTCGAACGCCTACGAGCAGGAAGCCGAGGGCGATGACTCGAAGATGCCGGAGGAACTTAAGTCCTGGCTCGATACCGGACTGAAGCTACTGGCCGATATGGTCGATGAGGAATCCGCCGAACTCATGGGTGTGAAGGTCGAAGTGATCGCCGCGGCTGCTACCACAGAGGATCTCGCCAAGGCTGGCGCCAAGTTCTCAGCCGATAGCCGCGACAAGCTCGCCAAGGCTCACGGCCACGTCAAGAAGGCCGCCGAGCACATGGCCAAGGCGCGCGGCGCGCCGATGGGCGAAGCCAATGATCACCTCGACAAGTGCGAGAAGTGCATCGGCAAGGCTGACTCCGCGATGGGATCGCTCGGCTATGCCGCGGAGGACAAGGATCAGGCAAACAAAGCCGTGGCTGCTGAACCGTCTGAAGATTTGATCGCCAAGGCGACGGCGCCATTGCTTGATCGTCTCGCGAAGGCGGAAGAGATCGCAGCGCAGATGCCGGATCTTCTGAAGCGGCTGAAGTCGCTAGAGGATCAGCCGGTGCCTCCCAAGGGAGTGCTGCGAGCAATTGGCAAAGGCGATGAAAGCGCGCCAGACGAAACCGAGATTCTCGCCAAAGCCACACCGGAAATGATCGCCATGGCCCAGATCAAGAAAGCGCACCGCGACGGCGGCACACGCATCGCATGAATTAACCACCCCTTAAACCACCAACCCAGACCCCCAGAGGCCCGCATGTGCGGGCCTTTTATTTGGAGAACCCAAAATGACCACGACCTCAGAAACGCTCGAGCTGGTAAAGACCGCCCTGTCAAAGTCCAGCGATGACATCCAGAAGACCGTCAATCAGGCCACCGGCCTGGTCGCATTCGACCTGCAGGCCCCGTCCAAGAACCTGTACCCGGTCAATACGCCGATCCGAAACAGAATGCCGCGCATCGGCGGTGGAACCGGCGTCGCGACCAACTGGCGCGTCGTGCAGGCCCTGCTCGGGTCAGGATTCGATGCGATGGGATGGGTGGCTGAAGGCCAGCGCACTGCGCGCATGTCGCTGACCACCGCGACCAAGGCTGCGAACTACGTGACCTTCGGCGAGGAAGACCAGGTGACGTTCGAGGCCGAGAATGCGGCCGTGTCCTTCGAGGACATCCTTGCCACGGAGACCATGCGTGTACTGCAGAAGTGCATGCTCAAGGAAGAGAACCAGATTCTCGGTGGCAATGCATCGCTTGCCCTCGGCACGGTAGGAACGGTCACGACGTCCGCTTCCGGCTCCGGCGGCACGCTTGGAGCTGCGACCTACAGCGTGATCTGCGTCGCGCTCACCCAGGAGGGTTTCAAGAATTCCTCCGTGGCGGGCGGTGTCGCAACTTCGCAGACCATCACGGGCGCAGACGGTCAGACCTATGTTCTGAATGGCGGCAGCTCCATGAAGTCCGCCGCGGCATCCCAGATCGTCACCTCAGGGCAGACACTGTTCGCCTCGGTGGCGCCCATTGTCGGCGCAGTCGCCTATGCCTGGTTCTTCGGCACGGTCGGCAATGAGGTGATCCAGGTCATCACGACGATAAACTCGATGGCCTTCAATACGCCCCTGGGCGGCGGCGGCGGCTCGCAGAATGCCACGGCTGTGACGGCGGATAAGTCGCAGAACTCCTCGCTCGCCTATGACGGTCTGATCACGACGGCATTCAAGGCGCAGTCCTTCGGCTCGCTGGTGACCACGCTCGCGACCGGTACGGCCGGCACCGGCACCGTGCTAACTTCAACCGGCAAGGGAACTTGCACCGAGATCGATGCGCTCTTGCTGAACATGTGGAGCACCTACCAGGTCTCCCCGACCGTGATCTACGTGAACGGCCAGCAGTTGAAGGATCTGACGACACGCTGCCTGACTGGAACATCGGGCGCCCCGCTGCTGCAGGTTCAGGTGAAGGGCGATGATGCCACCATGAATCCGTACCAGCTGGTGGCTGGCGGAAATCTGGCGTTCTACTTCAATCCGTTCGCGATGGGTGGTGGCATCAAGATTCCGATCCTGATCCACCCCAATCTGGCCCCCGGAACGATCGTTGCCTACTGCGAGGATTTGCCGATGCAGTATCGCAGCAACAACGTTCCGAACACCGCAGCTGTGAAAACCCGCAAGGACTACTACCAGCTGCAGTGGCCGCTTCGCACGCGCGCGCGTGAGTTTGGCGTCTATTGCGAATCGGTGCTGGCGGTCTATGCGCCATTCGCCATCGGGATGATCACCAACATCGCCGCCGGCTGAGCCGGATTCTGGCGATTGATCAACCAGGGGCCGGCCTTCGGGTCGGCCCTCCTATTTCGGGGAATCGCATGGCGAAGAAAGTCAAGGTCCGTGGGCCAGTCGGCCACGGCGGCCAGGTGCTCGTGCCAGATGCCGATGGCGTCATCGAGGTATCTGACGAGCTCGCCGCCCTCCTGATCGAGTCCCACGGCGCGCTTGCGGTTCCTGAGTCTGAAGCTGCGGCCAAGAAGCCGAAGCTCTCCACGGTCAAGTAAGCGATGGGCGCTGCGACTGACCTGACTACGATCCAGAACGTCAAGGCGCGCCTGCATTTATCGGGCACGTCCGACGATCCGATGCTCAAGCTGATGATCACCGAGATCTCGCTCGGCATTCAGAACTATCTGAATCGCACGATCGCATCCCAGGCCTATAGCGATAGCTACGACGGGCATGGCACGTGCCGAATCTTCTTCAACCAATACCCGGTGACGGCGGTCGCATCTCTCACAGTCGATGGCATTGCGATTCCAGCTGCCAGCGGTCCGCCCTGGGCGAGCGGGTACGTGTTCGATGCGAAGTCAATCTCCCTTTACGGATACCGCTTCTGCAGGGGCTACAGCAACGTGCAGGTGGCCTATACCGCCGGCTATGCCAGCACCCCTGGGGATCTCGAAGAGGCGGCGCTGGAGGTCGTGATAACGCGTTTCAAGGAGCTGAACCGCATAGGCCAGAAGACGGCTGCGGTGCAGGGAGCTGAGACGGCCTCCTGGGATCTGTCTGCCCTGCCCCCCACGGCGAAGCTGATCATCAGCCAGTACCGGCGCGTCATCCCGTTCTCCTGATGGCTATCACCGCGACAGTCGCCGGCGCTCGTGAGCTGCTGGATAAGTTCGATGGCGTGCCATCCAGGATCCGGATCGAACTGGCGCGCGGCATCGTGCGCGCGACGCTCCTGGTGCAGTCGCAGGCCAAGACCTTGGCGCCGGTAAAGACCGGGCGGCTGCGTCGCTCGATCGCCAGCCGTACGGAAGTCGGGGATACGACGGTCAGCGGCATAGTCGGCACGAACGTCGAATATGCACGCGTCGTGGAATACGGCTTCCAGGGAACGGAGAGCGTGCGCGAGCACCTGCGCAAGTGCGTCAGCGGCAAGGAAGTCACGGTGCGCGCTCATGAGCGGCACGTGAACATTCCGGAGCGATCGTATCTGCGCGCTGCGCTCGATCGCATGGCCCCTGAGATCCGCGCCGAGTTCCAGGCGGCCATGAGCCGGGCTTTCAACCAATGAACACGCGCGAGGCGATCTACTCGGCGCTGTTCAATCTTGTATCTGGCAGCGCGAGCTTCGTCACGGCATCGCGCCGCCTGCGCATGTGGGATCAGGTGAGCCAGGCGGAAAAGCCGGCTCTCTTCATGAGTCAGCGCCGCGAGATCGCGACGCACATGGACGGCGGCTTGGGAACCATCTGGGAGCTGCATGTGGACCTGGTCGTCTATGTGCAGACCAATCCAGATATCGCGACCGCGCCGGCAACGCTGCTCAACCCGCTGATCGATGCGATCCAGAACGCGCTCGTGCCAACGGGAGCAGATCGTAGCCAGAACCGCCAGACCCTCGGCGGGATCGTGCAGTACGCACGGATCGAGGGCGATATCCAACTCGATGAAGGCGTCCTGGGTGACCAGGGCGTCGCCGTCATTCCTGTCGTGATCGTCACTGCTTAACGGAGAATCTCCATGTCGCAATTCGTTTTCGGTACAGGCAACGTCGTTGCCGTGTCCACCGCTGCCGGGCAGACTCCGCAGCAGCTCGGCACGTTGCAGGACATCAGCATCGGCTTTGACTTTACGAACGTCCCGCTGCTCGGTCAGTACCAGTTTCCGGTCGCGGTCGGCCGCGGCGCTGGCAAGATCGAGGGCACGGCGAAGTTGGCGGAATTCGATGCCAACATGTTCAACCAGATCTTCTTCGGCACGACGCCGGTCGCTGGCGGCACGTTCTACGCCTCCAACGAGGCGCATTCGATTCCGGCTTCCACGCCGTGGCAGGTGACGATCGCCCCGCCAGGGGCTGGCACGTTCCTGGATGATGGCGGTCCGGTATATGCCGCGACGGGTGCGCGCTTCCAGCGTGTGGCTTCCGCTCCCGCGACCGGACAGTACACGGTCAACCTCGCGACCGGCATCTATACCTTCACCACCGGGGACGCCTCAGCCGCGATCCTGATCAGCTATACCTATACGATAGCGGCCAGCGGCTTCAGCTCGGTGCTGACCAACCAGCTGATGGGGCAGTCGACCATCTTCAAGTTGGTGCTCAATAACCAGTACAACAACCTGAACTTCACGCTCGAGCTGTATCAGGTGACGAGCACGAAGCTCACGATGGGATTCAAGAATACGAACTGGTCGGTTCCAGACTTCGCCTTCGCCTGCTTCACGAACAGCGCGAACCAGCTCGGCAAGCTCTCGGTCGCGAACCTGTGAGCAATCATCTGTCGGATAGCGGCGTGCCGGTCACGCTGCGCGGCATCACGCTCGTCTTCTACCCGCTGACCTTTGCGGCGATGAAGCGTACGCGCGCGCAGCGCGATCTGGTGTTCAAGTCTAGAACCGAAAAGGTCGCAATGAGCCCGGAATGGGAGCAGGCGGTCGTCGACATCCTCTATGAGTCCCTCGGCAACGCCGGGAAGTTGCTGCGCGCAGAGGTCGCGAATGATGACGGCACCACGACCGAGGTCAAGGGTCGCGAAGCGTTCGAGACGCTCCTCACGCCGGGGAACATCGGGGAATGCTTCAACGCCATGACGCGCGCGAGCGCGCTCGAGGCGGGGGTGGCCGAAGACGGCAGCGAGCGCCCTACGAAGAGCCTGAATGGGACAGGCTCTACGCATACGTCATCGCCAGTACTGGATGGTCCTGGGAGCAGTGCGACCAACTGACCTTCCCGCGCTTCTTCGCGCTCACCGCCTACTGGCAGGAAAACCCGCCGACCCATGTGCTGCTCAAGGCGCTGGTCGAGGGCCTGAGCGGCAAGAAGATCAAGCCGGCAGGCGCAATCGAGCGCGCATGCAGGCCGGTATCTGACGAGAAACCCACGGCGAGACCCTTCACGCAATCGGAAATCGATGAGCTGTGCGCGATGTTCGGCACGCCCCCTGAATTGATGAGAGCACCCAATGGCCGATGAAACAGTCCGCGTCCAGATCACTGCGGACGTCTCCAGTCTGCAGGCCGGCATGGCGCAGGCGCAGTCCGCTGCGGCATCGGCGATGCAGCAGATCTCGCTCGCAGTTGATCAGGGAACGCGCAGCTATTCGCAGCTCGAGATCGCTCTCACCACTGTCTCGCCGGCCATTCAGGAGGCGGGGAAGACGGCCGAGGAATCTGTCGGCGGCATAGAGCATCTGTCCAGCGCCCTCAAGAGCGGTTTGCAGGCCACCGGCGTATTTCTGCTGATCGAAGGATTCTCGAAGCTCAAGGATGCGATCGCGCAGACGACAGAGCGTGCGGTCGAGATCCACACGATGGCGGAAGTCCTATCCGTCACCACCGCGCAGTTCCAAGCGATGCAGGTCGCGGCCGAAGAGGCTGGTGTCAGCTCCGAGCAGTTCGGGCGCGCTACCGAGCGTCTGGTGCAGATGCTGCTCGCGGCTCGGGACGGATCCGGGGCTGCGGTCGAAAAGATGCTCGAAATGGGCATCACGACCGCCCAGATCGCGGATAAGACCTTCGGCACGAACGAGTTGCTGCAGGTCCTGCATGAGCGGCTGAACGATTCCTCGACCGCATCGGAGACGATGGCGGCAATCACGAAGGAACTCGGCGCCCGCATGGCCGTGGCCGCCGAGGCCCTCAAGGAATATGAGGGCAGCGCCGCGGGCGTGGCCGCTCGCGATGCCGAGATCAACGCCCTAAGCGATCAGCAGATCGGGCGGCTGAAGGAAATTCACGCCTGGTGGGGCGAGGTCGGGACCGCGATTGCGAACGCCGCCAGCAAAGCGGTGGTCTGGATCGCAGAGGCCAATAGCGGCTTCGCCAAGCTCAGCGATGATTATCGCGAGGTCGCAGATGCGGCCGAGGCTGCCAACGGTGTGCCGCAGGCCAAGGCGGCGGCGGATGCCAAGGCCGCCATCGCGCAGCAGTCCGCCCAGGCGCAGATCGCCGTTGCGCACCAGGTGACGCTCGCCGAAGTCGAGGCCGTCCATGACTCCATAGACGCGTTCAAGCAAGGGAGCGCCGAGCGCCTGGAGGTCACGAAGCAATACGCCGCACTTGCCGCGCAGTACTACGGCTCCGACCAGGTCGACAAGGTCCGCGAGGCCAACAAGGCTGTGGTGGCCGAGGAGCGCTCGCACTCCGAAGAGCTGGAGCGGGTCGCAGCAGAGCGCACCTCAGCGCTCGAGCAGTACGACAAGAAGCGCCTCGAGTTGGTCTCCCGGGAAATCGAGGAGAGCGGCAAGTACCTGGACGATCAGGTCAAGCAGCAGCGCGCCGCCGCTGAGGCTGAGAAGCAAGCCGCGCTCGAGCAGATCCGCATCCGCCAGGAGTTGCTGGCCTCCCAGGGCAGTGCGGGCGGGAACGTCGGCGCCCAGAACGCGCTGCTGCAGGAGCAGCTTGCTGCCTACAGTCGGTACTACAACGCAATATCAGCGCTCGCGGCCGGCAATGCCGCCGAGCAGATGAAGATCCAGGGTCAACTGGCGGCCGAGAGCGAAAAGACCGCCGCCGAGATCCTCAAGAACAATACCAAGGCCGCGCAGGAACTCACGAAGCAGTGGGAGAGCGCGATCAAGCCGATCGGCACTGCCTTCGAGCAGACGATCAACGGCATGATCACGCACACCACGAGCTTCCAGCAGGCCGTGCGCCGGATGGGGCTGGATGTGCTCAAGGACGTCGAGCACGTCGCTCTCACCCAGGCTGAGAAGTGGGCGGCCAGTGAGCTGGCCAAGACCGGAGCTACACTCACCGGCAATGCCGCTCGTGTCGCCTCCACGAGCATCGCGGCTACCGAGACGCTGGCGATCGAAGGCGCGGCCGCGCTCAAGTCGATCATCATCTACGCCTATAAGGCGGCAGCCGGCGCATTCAGCGCGGTGGCTTCCATTCCGTATGTCGGCCCGTTCCTGGCCGTGGCCGCGGGCGCTGCGATCCTGGCCGAAGTCATCAACCTCGCTAGCCATCTTTCCTTCGCTGAAGGCGGCATCGTGCCATACGACACCATGGCGCAGGTGCACGGCGGGGAAATGGTGCTGCCGCGGAACATCAGCGAGGGGCTGCAGAACACGTTCGGTGACGGGCGCGGCGGTGGGCGTCATGGCAACGACACGCATATCCACGCATGGGATGGCCGCAGCGTGGAGCGCTGGCTGTCCAGTTCCAAAAATCGCAATGCGCTCGCGAAGAGCATTCGCCAGGCCCACAACTCCGGCAGCCCGCACTTGCGCGGCATGCGCACCCGATGACGAGCTTCGTCTACCCGGCCAATATCCTCGGGCTCGCCTTCGGCGTCGTACGCACGCCGATCTGGAACACCGGCGAGCAGGTCGCGCTATCCCGCAAGCGCTCGACGATTGCCTATATGGCCTACCCGGCCATTCACTTCGAATTGGAATACGAGCTGCTGCGCGATGACCTGACGACATCCGACCTGAAGGCGATCGTAGGGCTCTTCAACGCCTGCCAGGGCAAAGCCGGCACGTTCCTATTCACCGATCCGGACTTCAACACTTTCAGCTCCTCCAACCAGCAGAGCTTCGGCACCGGCGATGGCACCACGACGATCTTCCAGCTCGTCGCGCAATACCAGAATGCCGGTGGACCTGGCTATAGCGAGCTGATTCAGAACCTGAACGGCACGCCGGTTCTCTACAACAACGGCACCATCATCGGCAGCGGCTATGTGATCGGGCCTACCGGCATCGTCACCTTCTCGACTGCGCCGCTGGCTGGGCACGCGCTCACCTGGTCCGGATCGTTCTATTACCGCTGCGCGTTCGACGAGGACAAGCTCGATCTGTCCAAGTTCCTCAATCAGTGGTGGAAGGGCAAGAACGTTGCCTTCACCTCGATCAAGCTATGAAGCAGGCATCGGCAGGAACGCAGACACTGCTGTCGGGCGGCGCATACCTCAAGTACGACCTGTACGACATCGTGCTGCTATCCGGTCTCGCCTACCACTTCACCGGCGGGGACTATCCAGTTTCAGCCGCCGTCTATCCCTCCGGCACCGTCAACAGCTATCTGACCGGGCTCACTATCACTCGCGATTCCTATACGCAGCAGGTCGGCCTCGAATCGCAGACCTTGGAACTGACGCTCTCTGCGCAATCTGACAACCCTGCCGGCATCGTCACGATCGCCGGCTACTCACTTCCGGTGGCCGCGCGCCTCGGGCTGCTGGACAACGCGAAGGTCAGCTACTCCAAGCTCTTCATGCCAGTCCCGACGGGACCAGGAAACCCCAATGCGGCGGCCTACAGCGCGGTCAGCGCCTTCGTCGGCAACATCGCCGCGATCGATCCGATCGGGCGCATGGAGGTCGTGCTCAAGGTCGCCGACGGCCTGCAGTATCTGGGCAGCAACGTCCAGATGCCGCGCAACCTCTTCCAGTCCGGCTGCTCGCATACGGTCTACGACAATGGCTGCGCGCTCTCCAAGGCGGCCCTGACCGTCACCGGGACCGTGGTCGGCACGCCAAGCAACACCTATCAGTTCAATACCTCGCTCACCCAGGCGGACGATTATTTCGACTTGGGCGTGATCAAGTTCACCAGCGGGGCGAACTCCGGCTTCCAGGCCACGGTGAAGATCCACAAGAACGCCAGTGGAAACGTGCAGACCTGCCTGCCGTTCCCGAATGCAATTGCCTCCGGGGATGCCTTCAGCATTTATCCAGGCTGCGATCACCAGCAGGCGAC